TCCCCTTCCCATGACTGATTAAGATTATCTCCTCAGCCTCAGATACCATCTGCTTAGTAAACGCTTTTGCTAACAATCCTTTGGCTTTAACCTCCAAGTTTCTTGTCCTGCTCTCCCATGTATCGAGACCGTATAGCCTGACTCTTTGCTTTGCGACCCAAATTTCAAAGCCTAAGTCCACATTTACATCTATGGTGTCGCCATCGACGATCCTGTCTAGAGTTACCTTATACTCATACATCAGTCATCCTTCTTCCTTACATCGATTTCGTTACTGAACGCCTCAAACAACTTACCCAATCCCATCGATACAGGTAGCGAAAGCACCGCAAGGGCCGTTAATAATCCTTCAATTTGGTCGAGAGTTTCTGGATTTCCTGTAGCAGACCAGATAATCCTAGCCCCTAGAGCCAGCCAAACCATGACTACGGGGACAAAAATTATGCCCACCAATAGCTGAACGCCTGTAATGGTAGTACCACCACTGGTTTTCTTAGGCTCGTCATCCGTCATGACAACTCCAAGCGTCCCACCCTAATATTTCCCAGACCTCATACGCCGCCTGTGCGTTGTCTACTGGTCTAAACAAGTGGTACTTCTTAGCCAGCTGAGGCCAGTACCCTGTGTTTATTTGGAACAACCCAACCGAAATACCAGTCCCAATCCCTATGTCACCTATGGCATCTATCCTGCCAGAGCTTTCACACATCATTAGATCATACAGCTTCACAGCATAAAAGTCGTCGTAATACCACATGTCTAACTCTTCTATGTAATACATATTGGCAGTGATGTAACTGCGCCAAGAAGTCTGAGCAAGTACATCCATCAGCTCCCATTTAGACAGGAAGATTAAATCGTTCTCAGCTGCATCGGTAGATAAAGCAATGTCTTTAACCGTCCTTGCACCTACACCCTCGCTGAGCGGCGTTACAGGGGCTATTACGGGCGGAGTATAGACCTGCACGACAGGTACGGGAGGTACAGCATAGCTAATATATAGTTGATTAGATAGAGCGGTAGGCGCAAGAAGTACAACTGTGAGAGCTAATCCTATGGCTATTGCTAGTCTCATAGACTATTACCATTTAGCCCTGTTCGCCCAATATGCTGCTGACATCTTACCTTTGGCAATGTTCTTACCATGCCGAGCCTTAAACGAACGCGAACGTGCTGTGTTTTTTCGGTCCCCAGTTACCCCCTGTTGACCAAAGCGAATCGTCTTCACTTTCCCTCCTACCTTAGCCACCACTACATGAGACTTAGTTTTGTGCTTGGGGGTGCGCTTTGGTCTGTTGTACCCTGACACACCTACTTTTGCCAGTCGTGAATCTTTAGCCATAGGACAACTTTCTATTTAACGGAGACAGGCGCTTCCGTATTTCCTGTGGCATTAAGCACTTGAATCTTGGTTGTGTTCGCGATTATGAAGCTCGGAGCGTCAATCCCTGTGCCGTCACCTATCTTACTAGAGCTAATCGTCAGCGTCCCCGCCTTAATATGGTCTAGGTCTATGCCACTTCCATACGCAGACACGTTAGATATGGTTAATGTACGGCATTGAGATGCAGCCGTAGCAGTGTGTATGAGTATCTTATCGAAGGAACCACTGGTAACAGCAGGGACTTTAACCGCCCCACGGGTGCTGGTGACTGTAATATCAAGCACCGCTGCGTTAAGTGTAGGCCCTACGGAGATACCGTCTGCCACATTATTAAGAATATTTAGCGTAAATATCTCTGAGTTGGCTAGGTTAAACGTCTTAGCTTCTACCCCTGTAATGATTATTTCATCACACTCTAAGAAGAATGCGTTTGAACCTGACGTGTCACCTAATATTTGAATGGCAGCTACAGCACCAAGATTTGACTTACCAATCTCTAGGTCGGTAATGCTAATGTCTGCTGCTCTCGCTCCACTCATGTTGATTTGTAATGTATTTACCTGTAGCTCCCGCTCTACAGATGACGTGTTGTCTTCAAACGTCCACTCTTCCCCGACCTTAAGGGTCTGGTCAGAAGCTACCGCAGCTACATGGTACTGCGCTGGCTCAGGGAAATGAGGTGCTGCTCTGGTAAACACGACTGACGTACCAATAGCAAAACCTGTAACTAACAGACCCACCCCAATTCCCCAAGTACCAACTTTCCACACGCCCCCAGTGATGTGTAGACCTTTAAGTGAAGCAACCCGCAGGTTGGGTGGCTGCCAGCCGTTCAATGACGGTAGACGTAAGTTAATCTCTGGCGTTTTCCATTTAGGTGCGCCGATTCTAATCGGTGGTAAGTGGACATCTTTTATGTGAAAGAGTCGCTTAAAAAAAGAGGGTTTTTTGTTCTCGTCCATTAGCCATTCCTTGTCACCCTAATGTAACTTCCTACTTCTATTGTAGTGTTAGATGCGTCAGCTACGTTTTGTGCAAACTGAAAGTTTAAGTTTCCTGCTGTAGTGCTATTGTGAACAGTCGCTACAATAGGAACCATTACTTTATTGTCTGCGCCTGTACCTTGCCCAGATAACACCATTGTTTGAGTCTGGTCGTGCATAGAGTTGTATGTCGTAATTGCTCCACCACCAGACGGAGCTGCGCCATTGATAGCTGACGAACCAGTCTGTCCCCACTCAATAGTGCAGCCCGTTACAGAAGAAATGTCCCACTGAAACTTAATATCAGGAGTTGTACCCGACAAATAAATCAGTGTCATTTCTATGACATATGTAGCACTAGCTTCTAGCGCTGTAGTTAAATCACTAATCGTAGTCAACGTAGCGGTATTATTTACTAATGCTTGAACACTTAATGGGGTAACAGACATGGTGTCGCCACCTGCTACACGGACCACCGCAGATCCATTGCCGTAAGTTAACGAGTTATTAGTTGTGTCATACTCCATGCGCCCTGCGGTAGTTTGCGTAGGTGTAGCTGATGTAGGTACTTGTAAAATAGTTGGACTTACTACCCCATTAGAATCTACAGTAAGACCATCTGTACCTGCGGAATTTTCTATTATTAATTTACGAACCCCAGCTGCATCAGACAGCTGCATCGTAATGTCAGCTCCCGCAGATGCCGCAATAGTAGGAATAAAGGTACGAGTGCCCTCAAGCGCTTCTTTGTATTGGTTAAGGTCAGCAGCTAACGCCGTATTGCCAGCTGTGACATTGGTTAAAGCCATTAGCTATATATCCTTCCCGTGTTCCACGCACTTGTATCATAGATCAAAACGTCACCGATGTCAGTTAGTTGGTTGATTTCCGCAAATGACACAGTGTACACTTGCGTGTCTCGCCCATCCTGCGGGATAACTCCAGCAGATCTTAGGCTCAGCATCTTAACTGAATATGTGCGATTGAAAATATCTGTCAATGTAATCAATCTATTAGCTGAGTTAAATAAAAATTCTTCTGCCACTTTAGCGCCGTAACGAGATTTACCCCCGCCTTTAAGTGGTAGGTCATCTGCAACTAAGAAATCCATTTCAAACAAACGCCGTCTCTCAGGGGCAATAGTGGCGTCCAGTACCACTGACTCAATAGACGCGACGTTAGTGCCACCAATAGGACGTGCCAGCTTTAAGATGTACCTGATTTTATTAAATCGAACCTCTGTACTGATGCTAAACGTAGCGTCATCATCGGTAGCTGTGCCTATAACTGTGCCTGTAATGTCCCCACGCTGAACGTTTTGTATAAATGTGTCCTGATAATTGTCCGAATCAGTGACGTAACTAAGAGTGGTGGGTGATGATTCGTTAGCATTACGGCTTAACACTCGCGCACCGTTAAGTAATTTAGGGGATGCCGCCTGTCCTACGTCCATCCACGGACCTACGATGTACTGGTTTTCTGTAGATTGAGCAAATTTATAGTCTGGATCTGTGTCTGGAAGCATCCCTGTTTTGGGTAACACAACCCCTCTAAGCGCCCCAGCAGAAGGCGGATTGCTGCCTGTACCGTCTGTCCCATATAAAATCCACGGGTTTGTAGAACCAAGAATACTATTTCCAGCCACGTAAATCCCTTTAACCGCAGGGGTTTCCGTAAAAGTAAGGGTATGCCAGTTAGTAGTATTAGGTTTCCCTTTCATAATATAAGACACGCCTATGCTATTTACTAAAGAGAAATACAGCCAGTCAGAGTCTCCACTGATGCTAGTGATGCGCCCGTCTAGCTCTTCTGAGCCGACTTGAGCTGCGCTAGGAGGCCATACAATCGTCATATTATTATTTACAGCGTCGATTTGTAGCACCCTGCGACCGTATTGGACGTAACAATTACCATCAATCCATACATAAGGGCTTGATCCGTTGCCCGCATTAGCGCTCCACACCTCGTTATCTCCCTGAGATTGCCACACGTTTACCGAATCTGTACCGTCAGTGCGCCAAATTGAATTTGCCTTAAACACATACACGTAACTTGCAACTACGTCGAGCCCAGTTACCCAATCATTTGTAGTAGTTCCCATAGCTATAGGACTAGACCAAGCCCCACCAGTATTAGTCCCGTCAACATTTGTACGAAGCCTACCGTTGCCATCACAAGACCATAACACTGCGCTTCCCGATGTTTCTCCACGAATAGCAAAAAACAAAACCGCTGAGTTTGCCAATGAAGATTGAGTCCATGTTGCTCCACCATTAGTAGAGTAATAATAATTAACAGGATCTTTGTTACTTGTTTGTGCAACAGCGAGAAATAATGTGTTATTAAAATCAATTATGTCGCTAAAATAATACCCCGCACTCAACGCCATTGCTGTGACTTCCGTCCACACTGTACCGCTTGAGTGCTTGTACACTTTTCTTCCACCTATAGCCCACACGCCTTGCTCTGTAGCAGTAGCTGTTGACGGGGCGTACAGAAATTTTATTGTAGGAGTATTAGAATCGCCTTGTGTAAAGAAATCAGATGACCCCGAATTAGTGTTTGGAAAATGGTAAGGGCCTGAATACAAGCGCCCTGCGTAGCTTGCATCTACACCTCTCGTAAACGAATACTTAGTTAGGGACCCTGCTTCTTCATACTCAACTGAGTTAAACGCACAGCCACCTTGCCAGTTCTCATAAGCTACTGGAATTTCTACTTCGATAGGCACAGAAGCGTAATCGTAAGACGCGGTGTTAAATTGTGGAGTTACTTGGTCAGCTAATGAGGCCCTGTACCCCGTAATACCTTCTGTAGCATTCAACATGAACCCTACTTTTTGATTGTCTACTTCAAGGTACACATCATACGGCGTGTCTACGCGGGAGCCTGTGCTAATAATAGCCATTACTGGTAGGGGCTACGAATCGTGGGAACTTGTGGCACAATATAACCCCACGGCTGAGTAGCCGCTTTTTTCCTGTCAATAATCTGTATGCGTTGTGCTATTTGAGGAAACTCTTCAGTCGTCAATCCTTCCTTTTCAAATAAACTTTCTGCTGCTGCACCATACAATACTTGGGCTGAACCCTCATCCAGCTCCATTGTATTAGTGCATTGAGTAGCTAACACACTGCCTAACGCTGATAAATACTGGCGTCCTATCATGCGTATTTGCCTACCAGCAACAGGAATCCACGACAGCTGAACTCTTTGTGTGGTGGCATCTCTTCTCAAAAGGTGTGCTTCGCGCCACGGATATATATCTTGTATAAGATTTGCGTTGCCATAATAAAGCCATCCGCGATTAAAAAATGCAGTCACCCCAGTTGTGCCACCTGCCACAATCACAGCAGCGGTTAATGTGGCAGCGTTGGTTTGTGACACATCCTTTTCTACAGTTAAGAGCTCCCAACCCGTTCCTCCATGTAGTGTCGAAGCGGTGTCAGCGGCATCATCGGAAAGTTGAATTTTGACTCCTGACGTATCTTTCGTGTACACCCATGCGCCAAATGTCATGCGTCGTCCTGCGGCTTGAGCGGCAGTAATAGACATAGACCCTACTACCTGAGAGAACGTACCCGTTATAGCCGCCGCTGATGAAAGCTTCATACAGCTTGTGTCATACTTTGGAACCAGCCTGTCTATATTACTTTCATTAACTACAGTTGCGGTTAATCCGACAGTAGTCCAACTAGTTATAGTATTGCCTACTGGGTTACTTAAAACATTCCATTCAGGAGTAATTGATTGTGGCTCCTCTACAAAAATGTACATTGGGCCAGAACGAATGTCTGGGTTTACATCATAGCTGTCTGTAAGCCCGTCAGAAGTAGACGTGTCGTCGTAAATTAATCGGAAGGCGTGTTCAAATACGTCTTCACGGAGTCTTGCTTCATCTAAGCATTCAAACTTAAGAGCCGGATCATACCGATGTATCTGGTAATCACTGCCACTTGCAACTGTTTCAGTAAACGGAGGGTCAACAAATATAGTCCCCGTAGCAGCAATGAATTGCGATATACGCCTTACCTGATACTCAAGATTGCTCCCTGATTCAGTAATGCGGACGTAAAAATCGAGTATTTGGTCATCACCAAAACGAGCTAACGATGTGTCTACTAACGTATTGAACGTACCTGACCCTGCACTCGTTGTCTCACTAGCCCAATAGTCATTAATAAATTTACTAAATCCTACAAGCAAATCACAACCATCTATAGTAGTTACACCCGATGCGGATGTAGGGAATCCTATACCTACTGGTCCAGCTACCATTATTAGCCCCCCTTATATCCGTTCTAACGCTGATTTTAGAACAGCGTCAAACCCCCATGTAGAAGTACTGTCGTCATACGTAGAAGCTGAATTCTGAAAATCGTCTGGCAATGTCACATCTGTGATCTTGTCCGCAGTACTAGTGTTAATGTGATCCCACTCAATGTTAGGATGAGCTTGCTTTGTAATGGGATCGGTTCCAATATTTGTTAACTTCAATGACGTTCCGTCAAATACATGATCTGGTTTTACACCCTCAATCAACTCAATATCTGAGTTCCAAACAACCAAGTTCGGATGTACCCATGTTGATTTCATTTTAATTATGTCTGCCATTATAGATTGTCCCTTAATAATAATTTTGTTGCTGAAATAGCGTTCCCTGCTGGAACTGTAGTAGCTCCTGTTCCTAACGTACCGTCTATTTGTACGTAGTATTTTCCTCCTACCGTTAAACCTGTTTGATTGTCATCAATCGAGCCGATATGTTTTACGTCTACAGGGTTGCCAGCAGTCTCCGTGGTCTGAGCGATACCTATGTAATTTTCACTATCACTACTTTGTGCGAATTTAACACCTCTCATAAAATAACTACCTGTTGAGGTGCTTGTTCCATACCTGAACACGGCATACCCTGTGTTTGAATTCCACACCATTGCCATTGGTATTTCCTGTGCTCCAGCAAGTAATAGTTGTTCTGTATTTGCTGGACCTGCGCCAGCTACAAGAGCAAGAGTGGCACTCGCTGTAAACTCTGCGGCAGTAAAGTACGATCCTTGAGCCACTCCGTTAGGAGAACCTGTCGAATTTTCACGAGTTAACAAATATAACGTACTGCTAGTAGCATCCCACGCCAATGAAGGAGTGGCTTGAGCGACCGCTGCTGTATATGTGCCAGCACTCGCACTACCAATTAGCGTTTGTATGCTATTGCCTATGGTAAAGCCGTTGTCGTTTCCGTTTGTTTTTGAAAAGCAGTACGCCACCGCCCATTCACTTCCTGACGTTGAAATACTCCCGTTCCACCCTTTTCTATCAACTGCAACAAATCGAGATCCGCCAACAGTGTCTATGTAGAGCAGTCTTTGACCTTGTGAATGGTAACCCTGTGTATCAAGCTGCACAGGAGTACCACCGAATCCACCTGCACTTGGGTCCCAACGTATTGAAACGGCTTCTATTGCGGTAGTTGCGTCATTGCGGTAAACGACTTGGAACGCAGTTCCACCCAGACCCATATTGGGATTAGCGACAACTTCTGGTCCGTCGAAATATGAACCTGACGCGGGAGACGCTGGCGCGTTATACCACGATCCAACGCTAGGGGATGCACCAGTGGAACTAACCTGCATTCCTTGCCACCAACCACCGTACCCATACGTTACTGGATAACGGCCAGCTACAAGTACAGCAGGTAAATATGCGCCACCTAGCTGCACTGGAGTAATCGCAATTCGTGACCATCCCCCAAATGTTGTGTAAATTAAAATATTGTTAAATTGAGTGTTTATTGTAGAGCCGCTCACATTACCCCCGATATGTGACAGATACCCCCCAGTAGTAGCAGCTGTAAGATAAAACACCGACGGAAAACTCGCATTGCCCTGACACATAGAGACCTGATAAAACATCATCATGTTGTTGGCAATAGTGGTTGGGCTAGTTGCTAACGTAACTACACCCGTTGCTGACACCTGCAATGGGATGCACTCTAGATTATTACTACCAGAAGTTTGATAGAAATAATAGTACATTTGATCGTACTCGGAATACACTATATCCCATCCCGTTGTGTACCAACCTGACCGAGTTATTGGAGGTGTGTACTGACCGCCTACGGGGGAATCCCACGAAGAAGTAAGCGTTACTGGTGCAGTAGTCCCGCTTGCGTCAATAACTACAGCGTCCCCTGCGGTAACTGATTTACCAGTAGCAACATTAAGTGTGACTTCACCACCTGCTGCTGATGCAGCAAATGTTGGAACGGATGTAGCGCCCGCACTAGTGAGCACAGTGCCGTTTGCTCCTAACGCAACCTCGCTCAACACTCCGCTATTATTGGTATATAACACTTTGTCATTACCTAAACCAGTAATAGATGCTCCCGTTATGTCAGTAAACGTAGGTGGGCTAGTCGCTCCTGCTGACGTTAATACTTGGTTAGCTGCTCCTAACGAAAGCTCAGTAACATCGCCGCCAGAATCGGTATAGTAAACTTTGTTGTTTCCACCATCGAGCATCGTCGGGTTGATCTGTGAAATCGTGGCGCTCTTAGTGGTATTAGAATCATCTGTGTCTGAGATGAGGATCTTATCGTCACCAGCTAGGGCTGCGGCAGCGGATGAAGCTGCGTTGACGCTCACATCTACAGCATCTGCGGATGCAACAATCGCGTTACCATCGCCTACATCAAGTGTGACATCGCCTGATACACCACCACCTGTCAGTCCATCACCAGCAGTTACGCCTGTAATGTCTCCTGTAGTACTAGAAACGGTCTGTGTGCCTGTATTATCCTGCCAGTGAAGGGAATTTGTTGTGGTGTTGTACCACATATCGCCTGTTTGAAGGGTCGCTGGGTCGCCAGCAACGCTCCTAGCCATGTTAAATCGGTCGTTAGCATCAACGGTAGTGCCCTTAAGTGGGGCATCTCCAGCGTTTAATACGCCATAATCGGATCCTAACTGTACGTCTCTGCTAGTAAATGTAAAGCCCGAAAGGGTTGGAATCATCGTGACACGTAGTAATGCCACTGCGTCTGTACCATCAAAGTACGCCTGAACGCGCCCTGATGCGTCTGTAATAAGAGGGTTGGCGATAGTTGTCCCGCCTGTTAACCCTGCATACATTGTCTGTGTAATGTTAGTTGTTGTACCAAGCTGTGCAACTTGAATACTCGCTCCAGCAATCGGCACACCAGAACTGTCTAAAACTTGGTAGCGTAATGCTTGGCGAACCATGTCATCTCCTTAAATCAATAAAGGGGGAGCCCGTAAAGGCATCCCCCTCCATTGTAGCTTACTAGCCCCAGTTAACTGGTAGCAAGAACGCAATCATCTTAGTCGCATCCGCAGCAATGGTTCCCTTAATAGTGGAATCATTCTGTTCAAATCGCCCAGATTCAAGCGTTACATACTTTACATCACTTGCAGCCATAGCAATGGTCAAGTTTCCTTGACCCTGTAGCTGCGCTGGTGGTCTATCACCAGCTGTGATTGTAACCGTATCTGCTGCACCACCGTCGAGGAATCCGAGGAGTACAGGTGAACCAACACCTGTCATATCCAAAGAAAATCCATCAGCTCCAGTGGCAATTGCAGTCCAACCAGCAGCTGGAAGGTCTGCACTTGCAGTGTTAAGGGTTAGTTCTGTAAGTGTTACGTTTGTAACTGCCATTTTCTAATCCCCTTTCTTATTGCGGTATACAGTCGGCGGTAGCCAACACGTATGGTCGCGTAATTTTGTATCCGTACAAATGCAAACCTTTAACAGCATCGCTAAATGCGGTTTGCTGTCGGTACGCTTCAACGCTGTTGATTTGCTCTGCATAAGTAACGCCGTCAGAATGACCAGCGATAACGTAATTTCGTCCTGCACCCGCAGAAGGAAGGTTGTTAGATACAACAATCCTCATACCAGCAGCAGCACCAATGATTCCGTTCTCAAGGTCTTCACGGTTTGCTTGTGTACCGTAGCTCACAAAGCTTGCGTTTTTCTGTAGCCAACCGTGATAAAACGGTGGAACTACTACCCAACGCCCATCTCGCGGCACGTTGTTTTCGTCTAACTTTTGTGATAAATCAACAAGGTTTTCATACGCATCAATGTTTGCACCGTCACCAATAATCATGGCTCCCAGTGCATTACCAGCATCGCTTTGCGCTTGCATTGCTGCCAACACTGAAGTGTCGGCTTCGTTACCTAGGCCCCAAGCGGCGTCACGCATGGCTACGTCCATCAACGCACCATCATCACGTACTTGCCTAGCGTCCACGTCGTCTACTTGGAACGCAAAGTATTTCGCTTGGTCGATTGTAAGGACCTGCTGAGCATCGTCAAGAGTCTCAGGCGAAATGGCAGTTGTGTTCTTTATATAGTCGGCGATTGTTATTCGACCGATTGACGTAATACGAACGGTATCTCCCGATTGGGAGATGTCACCTTCATAATTCCGGTTACATAAGTTTACCGCTACATGGGAATTGTTTAAATTTTCCAGTAATGTAGCAGCCCAGAGCGAAGGTATAAATCTGTCTACAGACATGATTTCTCCTAGCTAATAGTTAGCCACCTCGGAGAGCCTGATTTCTGATCTCTTTCGGGATCTTCATAATCTCTTGTGGTGACATGTTTTTCATTTTTTCAATGGTCAACACTTGAGAACTAGATGACGCTCGCGCTGGTGTAGCACCAGCAGCTTGCTTACTTTGTGCGATTTGATTTGGGTTACTTCCATTAGCCATAGTGTCTATATACTCCTTAGCGGATTGTATTGCTTCCTCTAACGTTTTGTTAGGAGCATTCCAGATAGGAAGATTATGTACATCTTCGGCTGAAATTCCTCGTGCCTCGGCATAACCGTACACACGATCTGATGCAGCCCGCGCTCGCATTTCAGTTTCATCTAATTGTTCATTTGTTACTTGACCTGCCACAGAGTCGGGTGAGGCCCCATTCAATTCCTGTCGCATCTCGTCTTTGGCTTGCGAAAGCATACTGTTATAGTTTGTGGTTTGCTGTTGCTGGGCTAAGTGTTCTCGGCCCTCCTCTGACATGACGTCAGACAGCCCTACTTCCATAAGAGTACGGATTCCGTTCACGTTTTCAACGGTGGCTTCAAGGTCTTGCTTGGTGGCAAACTGTTCGATTTTGTTATTAAGCCTATCTAAAGAGCTGGTTGCGCGATTCGTGACATGTTTACTGTCAGTGAAATTCTTTTCCAGCTGGTCTATTCGCTCTTGTAACGCAGTGATCAGTGTGGATGGGTCTGTGGAATCAGGAACCACGTATTCAGTTTCGCTGGGAGCCGTCGCGTAGGTATCCTCAGCTGGTGCTGCGTTCGTAATCCACTCATTCGTCTGAGCATCTACTTCTTGTGTCATTGTTCCTCCTTAGAACATCTGTGCTCATAGTCTAATTTTGTTTACACTACCCCGTCAACACTTCCTTTTACATTAATCAGCAAACATTACGATAGATTTAAGTAGGTTACGGAAGTTGCTAGGGGCTTGACAGAAGTAATCAACATGTGTTATACTGTGTGTATGCATAGCGCAGAATCTGGCGAGACGATAAATACGCAGTCAACTATGGACGACTTGAAAGCATCGGCTAATGAAGGGAAGTCGAAAGCTGAAATAATCGCGGAGGAAAGTGGTCAGCCACTCCAAGAGGTAGAGGCGTTCCTTGCTCTTGGGTACGAGTGGACTAACGATATACCAAGCGGATACCAAGAAGCAGTGGCAATCAGAAACCACAATCGGACTCGAACAATACGAAACCCTAAGGATGAGTATCCGAAAAGGTGGTTCCACCGAAAAACTGGTCGCTCATTTAAGGTAAGAGAACTTGAGCGTCGCAGGTTATGGACACTCAAAACGGGAGCGCACAGGCCTAGAGGGTACAGGACTACGGGGTCTTATCCCGTGTGGGCATGGAACACAGAACCTTACGAGCACCACAGCTCTCCTAAATGGTATGCGTATCGCTCGGTACATCTAGCCAGTGATAGAAACGCCCGTTGGAAACGAGATGATCGCGTCGATCATGATTCAATACTTGGATTCGGAACTCGGAAGGAAGCTAAGGCTTATGTCGATGCTGAACTCGACAAGCTCCGGAAGTGGACAACAGATCGTCTTCACGAGTAGAGATACATAAAGTCAAATAGCAGAGGGGGGGGCTGGATGCCCCCCTTTTTTTATTCGTATGGAGAACCAGACCATGGAGTGTAACGCTGGCGAATAAGGGAGTTGTGAGCTTCCAGTGCATCAAAGCCTAACTGGGACTGAGGCTCAGTCCACCCTTTGTACAATATTCCTGCTCTGTCTACTTCTGGGTGTCTTTTTCTAAAGTCTTTTCTTCTATCATCTACTTCCCCTTCAAACCAACTCAGGTCAAGCTTCATTTCATCTCGCAAGTCGTCATTGCCTTCCACTCTATACGCTTGTAAAAAGTCCTGTAAGCTCCGTATGTCTTGTCCTAAAATGTTGGAATACTTAGAACCCAAATTAGTTAACGGCCAGAAGTTTCCAGATATGTCGTAGTAGCCAGAGTCACGCAACACGTCGCCTTCCTTGAGCCACCACCTGATAGCTTCAGGGTGAGTTTTGTGATCGTCTTGAAAATAATACTGGAGGTACTCACGCACTTCGAGAGACGCTTCTCGTATGATGTCTGCTTGTAGACCTTCAACTATGTCGAAGTCAATACCCAGCGCTGAGTCCGCTAGATTATAGGCGTTGTAATAAGCGTCTACTGCTTTGCGCTTTTCGTTTGCATGGCTATTGTCGCCATACAACACTTCATCTGTGTTGCCCGCCATCTCTGCAATACGAGCGCTGTTTCTCACAGAGTACGCCCTATTCAATTCTTTTAGATCAATCGTGCCATTGAATAAATATTCCATCAAATCGTTTTGTTCGTTCCACCACTGTTCATTTATTTTTCTTGTGTTTAATTGCGTTGAATATCTAACAGCATCCAAATTTTCAAACGCTGCCATCTTTGTTGCATATTCATTTCTGTCATGCCACGCTTTAGGATTGGCTTCCTGTACAGCTATTTTGTCGTCTGGGCGCAGTTCGTTGTATGGCATGTCAAACATATCCTGCGCTGCGTGGTCTAAGACGGTGTACGGATTAGTAGGGTGAGCCTTCATACCAAAAGCATTTGTGCTGTAAGCTGCCATCTTGGATGGACTTAATACTAGTTCGTCGTCACGTATGTCTTGTACAATATTGCCCGCAGTAAATGGTAAACGTCCTTGAGCTTGATTTAAAATAGCCATAGCTGAAGTAGTTGCTCCGTACTTCACGCTTTCTAACCCTGAATATTCAGGGTCAAACCAGCCAGTATAATCAACTGGCTCACCAGAAAACGTTTTTCCTGTAACTATTTCGGTAACCATAGACGGCGCTGGAGCTGACTTGCTTTTTACCGCCCATTTCATACCTTCTACTGGGTCCAGTGCAATGTACGCTAGAGTGCGCATCATTGAATCAAGAGGACCAAGAAGCGATACTGTGTGGCCTCCAATGTACGCCTTAAAGAAGGCAGGATTTGGACGGGTAGAACCATCATCATTTACTAGCACTGGGTCCCAATCAGTAGTGAGTCCTTGCGATCTATTGATTAACTCAGTCGCCAATCCCATTGTTGCCCCTGTACGCAGCAACATGTCCCGCGCTTTATTTGCACCTGTCCCTTTACCCACTGCGGCTTTTTGCAAAAAGCCTAGTTGAGCCATCATGTAGCGTGGCGCAAAAAAGACAGGACCACCAAGCTCTGAATATTTACTCCCCTTGGAATAGCCTGTTGCTTGGTTGATAGAGTCCACAATTCCTTGCATGCGGGCCTCACCAATGTCAGCAAACTTGTCTTTAAGAGTTAAGCTCTGCCTATAAGTGTCGCCTGATTTGGATTGGCCTTTTATTAAGCTAAGAAGTGTATTTTCATTCTTATACATCTGCTTAAATAGCTCGGTCCGTACTATATTTCCTGTACGACTAAATGCTATGTTCGATATCTGAAACGCTTTACCCGCACCCCAAAAATCTTTTTCTCCGCCGTACACATACGGTTTCCCGTTAATGTCTACACTTCGACCGCTCTTGTCCCAAGTAAATACTTTTTCTAAAAAGTTTGGGAACATAAACTCGCCAGTATCGCTTTCTGCGCCCCAAAAAACTCCCTTTTTAGCCATTTCCCAAATATAATCTTCGTTCTCAACGAGGTAATCATTCCACGCATTGGGGTTTACTGTAAGGGATTCGATGATCCGCCAATACGATTTAGCTGCTACAACTGGGCTTGTGCCCATTAAGTACAACCCATTAATACCAAACGCTGACAAGTCCATAGCAGCGTTGATGGCTCTGCCTGTATTATTTGCAGCTGTGTACAAGCCACTTAATTTTCCCATCGGAGATTTTTCATTTATTCTCATCGCAGGATTAGTAAGCATGTCCCAACGGTCCATAAATTGAGCATCCCAGAATCTATTAGGATAGATCTCTGACGCCTTTACTTCTCCCGACGAAACGCTGGGTACTGTCCTCCCTGTGGTGAGGAGATTCCCTTGCTTTCCGTATGGCGTTCGCACTTCTACCGCATCAATGGGCTGACTCGCGATTGCCTTAACGCTATTAAGTTCTGAGTTAGCTGCGTTAAGTTTTGCTTTACCAATACGCATCCCTTCATCTACAAGCTCTCTCATATCTGCCCCAGCGACACTATGACTGTCTATTCCAAGTCTGGTGTAGAACGCATCCATTACATCGAGCTGCCGTTGTACGGCGTTAAAACGATTCGTACTATTCATTAGCTCCCGAGTATCCATTGTGTTAACAAATTCTCTTTCAGTTTCATCCATAGTTCTACCAGTAGCCGCTTCTAATTTACGACGAATAGTGGGCTTATTCTTAAGCTGGCTGTCGAATGTGTTCCATCCTGATTGATATTGCTTAACCGCTAAATCATTTAATTCAATTAGTTCTTCTAAATTTTTGGGATCAAGTATTGTAGAATTTGCTCGGTCTGAATTGTCGATAAGGACTCGTAACTGCTTAGCTGTCTTTTCTAATTCGTACACATTTTTAATGTATTTCTTAATCGGCTTACCAGTTCTCCCTGTTGTAGACCGAGGTAATTGCTTTAAGGCATCAACTAACCTGTCAATTTCAGGAACCATTTCTTCAGCTATTCCTCTTTCGACTGCCCCTAAAGGGTCTAATGACTCAAGCTGTCTAGCACCTTCTTCTGGAGGCATTCCCCGTAAACGCGCCCGCGAGTCTTTCAGCATCTCTCGCCTGACTTCTAAATAATTAGGCAAATCCTGAAACGAATCTACGAGGTCTTTATATTGGTCGGTTGCTTCCATTTTTAATTTAATAACTTTAGCAAAAGCTGGAATTCTCTTCATACGTTGAGTAAGCGTCTGACCTCCCATACCAGCCATTTCTCCAAATAGTTGGTTGCGAGTCCATTGAGCGTTAATTCGATTAAATCCTGCCTTAAATCTCAAAGCAATTACTTCGTCTATATCGCCTAAATACTCTAAGCCGCTCGAACCTTTTAGAATACGATTCTGGGTTGTAGGGTCCCACGAATCTACATACGATGTAAACGATTCTACGTTCTCAAACATTTGGCGCTGGTACTCTCGCCCTTCAGGGTCCCATCCAGTAGCCCTTACTTGCTCGTTAGAACCCCTGATTGCACCCTCACCGTTACGCAATGAATTTATATTGCCGCTAAGCTGGGCGTTTGGCCCCTCTACTACAAACCGTGGGAAATAATGGTTTACTCCGTTAGTTCGCTCTACCACATCACCAAAATAAGGCATTATTGGAGCACTTCGCCCATCGGCTCCCGTATTATTCCATCTTCTTACCATCTGATTTACAACATCATCAGGGATGCTTGCTAGGTCTTCTCCTATAACATCTTTAGTCGCCACCCCGTATGCGTTTTCTGCATCACGTAACGCATCTAATTGATTTTGCATTTTAGCAATTGCGTCACCCCAAGGTTTAGCTGCATCGGACCAAAAATATTGCCCTGCTTGCTCGCCTGTTTCGTGCATTCGCAACAGCCCTAATTCATGCACTATAGGATTTATCTGCCCGTTGTCCATTATTACATCTCGTAATTTAATTGTTGTCTTGGGCTTAAATACTTTGTTTTTTACAGTACCTAATGGGATATCGCTCGACACCTGAATTTCGCGCAAGATGTCGCCAGAATCAATAATTCTAGTTATTTTAGTTTCTAAACTAGGGTCTCTATAACGAGGGTCGCGGGCTCTTACATACACGTCATCGTCTACTAACAACTCTGTAGCGGCTCTCCCACTAGGTGCGATTTGAGTTTCAAGTAACTCTTTGTGCTTTTCCGTTACCTCGTCCCAACGGGGAGGCAATTTATTACGAATTTGTATTTCGCCTTCAGTTAAGTTTTTTACAGGAGTTTGTGTGATCCGTATATACTCTGCTTCTAAATCTTCTATGCTCTGGTGGCGTACACGCTGCCCTCGCGCATCAGGTATTTGCTCTCGTTTAACAACTTCTATTCCGTAACGCTTAGGATTAGCTCGCTTTAATATGTCAACTGTTTCTTCAGTCCATCCGCCTCTAGGATTTTCAAAGTTTGGATTTATAAAGTTTGTTCCAAAAGTTTCCATCCACTCTCTTGGGTCGGCTGCGTCAGAAGACGCTTCTCGCCTTCCCACGTCATCCCTAAATGCTAGATATCGTTTATAGTTTTCTCGAAGTGCTATAACAGGATCTGAGACTGGCCCCAAAGATGGGTCTTTAACAAGCGACGCCACTACTCTGTCTTCTGGGAAAATAAGTTTTATGAATTCATCTAATAGTTGATCATCATTTGCCTTGGGAGTTACTCCAAAAAGCTGCCTCGGGGGAGCATCATCAGGCAATCTACCAGACGGGATCTGGTCATGCACATGCCCATTATAACGAGTCTTATTTCCGATTGTCCTAAGTTCTTCTTCGTTAAGACCCCTTAATTTGTCTAAATCTATGCTGCCAGCTGAGCCCTGCGTTGCGGGTTTATTCCCAAAAGATTCTCCATTGTGCATAAACCGCACAATGTATTCCCACAATGCACTCTTGTCGCTTAACGTTTTGTTCTCACCGAACGCTGCTTTAGCATCTTCTTTAATAATTTGCTTCATCTGAGCATAAAACTCTTCTTTAGTGGTAGCTGTTTGTACTCGGTGTACACGATGGAATTCACGGAGCATGTGCTCCGCTATGTCTTTACTGTCTGTAAGCGACACTGCGTCTGTAGGGTGACCACCAAGCCCTTGTCCATCTCCCGCAGCCCTACGCAAACCCCTTGTAGTGGCCCCTATGCGACCAGCATTGCGAATAGCAGGTAAGTCTGTAGAGACATGGTACATTTCGTCAGGCAGCTCATCCCTTGCTAAAGAGGGCTCTAACCTGCCACCCATTACAGCTCCATAATCGAATACCTCATCACTCATTTCATATTCAGGTATTCCATCTTGCGTTTCATATATAGCGCCTTGCTTTCCCCTAAATTGAGACTCTTGAGCCTGACTGCCAGTTGCCGCTCTGCTCCGCTCTAAATTAGCTATCCTTAACGTCAATTCAGGGTCGTCTATTTCCGTCTCCAACAGACCACTTCTTTTAGCGCCTATATAGCGCTTTATTCTGCCGACCATAAACGAGGCTCTTTGGCGACGAGCTTGGTCTAGGCCAAACAAGTTTTCAGCGAACTCATTACCAAAACTAGCGTTTAGCGGCATGTCTGCAAATTCAACTGGAACCCATTTATTTTCTGCCAGCTGCACCATTACTTTGTCCGCTTCAAGAGTCGCAGATAATGATCCCAACTGCTCTTGGTCCCACGCATGGCTGTCTATATATTGTGAAGCCCAGCGGTTTGCCATTTTAAGTTGCGCGGATGCCGCAGAAGTAGCTCCTGTAAGCATGTCTATTTGTTCGGCTCCTGTAACAAATGTGGG